GTGAAGTTGTCGTAGCCAAGTGTGAATACGCCCGGCGCAAATTCTTCAGCCATTATTCTCTCCCCTCAAGTGATAGGGGCCGGAGTTACCCGGCCCCGACCAGATTAAGCCGACGGCGTGAGGTTCGCAATCGCGGCAGCGGACAGCTCATTCTTGATGCGCAGGCCGTACTCCACGACGAGTTCCTTCTTCGTCGCATCGCCAGTGGAGGCGATGTCGATTGTCTCGTATGGGCGAAGGTACGAGATAGATGCGTACTCTGGGTCCATGACGATAGCGAAGCGCTCGTCGAAGAAGCGGTTAGGTACAATCGACACCTGACCGAAGTCCGAGAGGTAGATGTCAGCGGTCGCAACAATCTTCAGCGGAGCTGCTGAGTCGTTGTACATACGCTGCGCTGCGAGGCCAGCGAAGCCGGATGCGACGGTCTTGTTATACGGACCGGTCATCAGGATTGTTGGCTCACCGCCCTGCGTCCAGACGCTCTGGATCGCTGTCTTCAACATCGTCTCGGTGAAGGCGACGTCAGTCGCGGTTGAGAGAGATGTCCACGCGGCATTTGGATAGCCGTTTGGAGCAGACGACATCGTAGGGACGACGGCTGAGTTCGCGATGCTGTTTGTGATCAGCCACGCAGGAAGACCGGCAGTCTTACGGGCAACGGACGTGCTGCCTGCGTTGCCTGCTTGGTTCGAGCAGATGATCTTCTCGACGTCGCGCTTCAGCTCTTTTGCCTTCTTGGCCTGCTCATAAGCCAAGAGAGTGCGCATACCGGCCATGTTGACCGACTGAGCTGTGCCGGAGACGGCAACGATCTTCGTAGAAATCTGCGTGTAGTTCGCGACGCGGTTGGTGGCAACGAAGTCAGCGTCACCGGCGGCTGCGCCTTCGAGTGCTGCGTTCGAGCCGTCTGCGGCTGCGAGTACGTCTGTTTGCCACTCAAAATATGTCGAATCTGCCGCGTCACGACCGATATTGGACGTGAACGGGGTTGAGGTTGGGCTGATGTCGTAGATGATGTTCGAGAGGTCTTCGCGCATCGAATTGACGGCGTTGTACGTCTTTGCGTTGGTAACTGAAGCCATGATCATTTTCTCCTGTCGAGAAGTCCAAAAAGTTTAGCAGCGTCATCGACGCTACCGGTTCTACTGAGACGATCCTTTGCACGAGAGACTTCCGTCGCTGCACGTGGAGTGTTGGCGATAGTGCCTGAACGCATTGGCTTCGGCCCGGCAGACTGGTCTGGCTTGGGACGATTGGCCATTATGGCGTCGTAGCGTCTCGCTTTATCAAGCACCAAGATCGCCCGTGGGTCATATGCGGCTCCGAGTTCCTCGTCCGTATAGCCAACCTTCTGGCCATAGTCGCGAAGCCTGCTCCTTGCCTCGTTCCACTTCTGCGTGTCTTTCCACTCCGGCACCTTGTTGAACAGGTATTCCCTACCACGCTCGACCATGTGCTGAAGCTGCGCCTGCTCCTGCTGAGAGGCCATGTGAGCCATACGTTCGCGCTCGGCTCCTGTCGCAGCCACGCGCTCCTTATAGTCTCTCCACTGCTTCTCGACGATTGGGAAGTTGAGCGGGTCATCGCGATGCAGTTGCTCCCAGTTGGGTTCCTGCGGCGCGAATTGCTGTAGCTGTTGGTGCAGCGCATTAATGAGCTGACCGTACTGCTGCCTCTCCACTTCCACTTGCTGGCGCTCCTGCGCGAAGGTCTGCACCTCCTGCTTTAGCGCCTGCGTCTTCCTCGTGTAATCGGAGTTCCGTTGGTAGCCTTCGAGAGCCTCCTTCAGCGTGATGTTCTCAGTCTTGCCGTTAATCTTAACGGTGACGAGTGCGTCAAGCGGAAGCGGTTCTGTATCCGCGCCTTCGGTATCCTCGGAGTACTCCGGCTCTTCACCTTCCGGGGCAGCGTCATACGCTGGGTCGGCCCCATCCGATTCAGTCTCTTCGCCTTCGTACCCCGACGCCTCGGCCTCTGGAGCCTCGGCAGGGGCATTAGCTCTCTTGGGTGCTTCGGGTTGGCCATCTCTGGCTCCCAGTAGGGCATCCATTTTCGCTGCTGCTTCTGCAACACCGAGTTCCCCGCCTTGGGATTGTTCGGCTGATACCATCTTAAATACTCCCTTATGGGCCGCGTTTCAAGCGGCGGTTGAAAGCAGTCACAGTCGGCTCTGCGGCCAGCGCAGTTAGCTCGTTTCTGAACTCGCCTATGGCACGCACCATCCTGTACGCATCATCCCTATCGTCGCCCCTATCCGGGTGCGACATCTTCCATTTCTCGATATACGACTGCTCCATGCGACGCAGCACTTCGTCCGTTGCCTTGTCTCTCGCAAGAGACGTGGCGGCGCGGTAGATGTCTTCGAGTTCGTGCGGGGTCATCAATAAACCTGATCTTCCTGTGGTTGTCCGAGCAGCCCATAACCGGCACCGGCTGCCGTGGCCCCGGCAAACCCAAGCGGGGCTTTGTTGACGATGAAGTCGCGCAGCATCTCCTCGCGTGACAGATTGCGTTGCCCAGCTCTCTTGTCGAGCGAGCGCCTAAACAAGTCCATGAATGTGCCTTGGCTTTCGTCCGCTAGATTTGTCAGGTCACCGGCTCCCATCCACAAGGATGCCTGAAACTGCGCTGGCGTCATGTCGTATCTTTTAGCTACAGCTTGAGCCATATTCTCATACGAGCCGTACTCAGTGGCCCCCGGCGTATCTGCCCACGCTGATGGCATATTTGAGAACAACTTGGTGTCGGTGATCAGCCCATCCTTCACAGCCTTGGCAAGGTTAACTTCAACAACTTCCTTGCCCTTGGCATCTCTCTTAACAATATATGGCTTGATTTTCTTGCCATAGGTTTCAACTAGTTGTCCGATCTGATCCTTGTTTAGCTTGGCCTGACCAGTCAAGAAGTCAGGGCTTCCGTCTGCCATCGCAAGCAACCGCATAAAGTGCATATCTGCCGCAATGTTTTTCTTATTTCCAAGCAAGTCGTTGGCAAAACCTTTTACTTTCGGGTTGGCTTGAAGCCACTTAGATAATGCTGCACCCTTTAACTCAGGTGGTGGCTGCACTTCCCAAGCACCGGCAGCTTGGTTGGAGATATTTGACGCCTGATTCCGTTGCTTGATATGGCCATAATTGTAATCGTTCGGCATATTAGGAATTTCTATATTTAGCCGAAGCGCTGCCTCCGCTGGAGTAATACCCTCCGCGCTTACCAACTCGGCTACCCGTGGCGCATCATCACCAAGGGCGCGATAGAAGCTGGCCATGCGAATATTTTGCGGCACCTTTGCGCCTGTCGATGTTGCGCCTATCTTCATCATATAGTCGCGCCACTCAGCGTCGCCCTGCTTTTCGCCGAGAGAGTTGACAAACCAGTCGCGCAGCTCCTCAGTATTGTACCAGTCTGGTCCCTTTAATGAGATGCCCTTGGCAATCTTTTCGTCAAATATTGACGACAAGGGATTTTCTGGGTCTGACGCGGCCAACATCAGCCGGTTCATCCTGTCTGTCGTACCCTTCGCTGGGGTATACCGTGGATAGTCACCAGCAGAGCGATCTATAGCCGCTCCGAGATATTCTGGCCGAGAACCGGCAGGGAGATTTACAGACGCCAAAGGAGAATTAGACATCTTGCCACCAAAGGACGGGACGAAATCCTTTATCGCAGCCTCAGATACCTTTTCTGCGCCTCCAAGTATTCCTCTTGCGACAGTCTTGTTTACCATATTCTTCAACGGGCCAGCGCCGGGCATCATAGCAATCGCCGCATTACGATAATTGCCAGATGCCGCTTCCTGCTGCGCGTCAAGAAGGCCGCCGATACCAGTCATATCAGCCAAGCTAAGGCCGGTATTTCCAAGCCCGGACGATCCTACCAGCCCCTCAATAGAGCGGCGCTTATCGAACGACGGGTCATCCCCTAGCATGATAGCCGCCAAGCGATCACGCCACGTCGGCTCGTATGGAGATAGGGTCTGCCCCTGATACGGGTTGTATGGTTCAGCCATGCCTATCTCCTCACATCATCTGCGGAGGCATTGGCGGCATCTGCTGCGGTGCCGGTGCCTGTTGCGGTATCTGGTTCATATTTAGCATGGCCTGCTCGCGCTGCGCTTGGAGAGAGAACATCTCCTGTATCTCGGTGCGCTGGCGGTTCACTTCAGCGTTGATCACGGCCATGTTGACCTGCGATCCGTACTTCGCCTCGATCTCTGCCGCCTTGAGCATCGCGTCGACCATGAGCTGGTCGCGCTTGAAGTCCGCGTCTGCCTGAGCCTTCTTCGTCTCCAGCTCCTGCTTCGCGGCAGCGATCAGGATGTCGGCCTCGATCTGCTTAGCCTGAACCTGAGCCAGCATCTCGGTCGGGTCCATCGGCTTCTGTTGCTGCGACATCTGCTGCATATACGCGTCGACCGCAGCCGGGTCGACTTCCTTCACGAACTGCGACGGGTCTTGGAACCCGGACAACTGGATCACCTGCGCGAGAGTGTTGCGGTACTGCTGCAAGTCTACGAGCGGGTTGTTCGGGCCGTATTTCTCGATCACTTCCTTCTGCTGCGCGAGTATCTGCATCAGGAACGCCATACGCTGATCGTCTGAACCGCGACCGAGCGCAATGTTGACGACCATGTCCATATTCGCATCCCAGCTGCGCGGGTCGATTGGCACGAACTTGTTGCGCAGGCGAATGATCTTTGGCTTGTCCTGATGCTGCACGACGAGCTTCAGCAAGCCTTGGAAGCAGCGCTTCAACCCGTCAGCAAACAGGCGAGCGATCATCTCGATGCGCTCCTGCGACGACGAGAGCTGTGCCTGCACGGCTGACCGGGTGGTTGACTGCAACACGTCGCCGTCAAGCCCCTGCGAAGCGCGTGAGATGCCCGTGCGCTGCGTCTTCACGTCGTCTAGGTATGCGAGCACCCCGAGAGCCGGTTGCCCGACGAACGGCGTCGAGAGAGCCTGCACGGCACCCATCGAGCGCATACGGATAACTGCGCCCGTCTCATTGTTCATCACGTCGTCCATGTTGACTTGTGATTCGACGACGGCTGTGCGCGGGTGGATCGACTGCGCGAGGCTGTCGAGCGTGTTGCGGACAATGGCAGACTTGATGAGCTGCAAGTCCATCGTCTGATCGGCAATAGACTTGCCGAAGATCGTGTGGGGCGTCGGATCGGGCGACAGCAACGCGAACGGTGCCTGCTGCACGATCTCGTCGTGTAGTACGACTGCGCCGTTCCCGACCGTGCAGACCTTGTGCAGCTCGGCGATGCCGTCACCATCCTTGTCGATGCGGATATACGCCTCGACGTAGTAGACCTTGTCCGTGCTCTCGTCAGCGCCCTGCGTAATACCAAAGAACGACTGGTCTGCCGGGTTGCGTGCGAGCGTCTCCATGTTCATCTCGAAGCCGCCAGAGCCTGCGTTCTCCTCAATGACTTCACGCGGGTAGCCCATCGCCACCAGCTCGGACACCGTCGCGAGCTTGCGCCGACCGACGATGAGAGCCTCGTCGATTGTCGGTGCCTCGTTGTCGATCAGGAACTGCTCGGGCGGGATGCACTCGACGACATATTTCGGCGTCTTGTTAATGCGACGAACGCGCATTGAGATCGTTGGTGGCTCCATCGACATCATCGGGTCCATCGGGATGATGTTCGTCTGCATCTGCGTCATCGACATATGCTCGACCATCTCGATCATCTCGACACCCGGCTGAGACAAGATAAACGCGACCTCGTCCTGCGACAGGCCGGAGTAGTTGTACTCCTCGACCGTCTCGTCCGTCCGCACGTACCACGTCAACACGCCTTCCTTCAGGATCAGCGCATCCTTCATGGCGTCGTGCAGGATGCGGAAACCGTTATTCTCTTGGGAGAAGATGTAGTCGATGAGGTCGGTCATCTGCTCGGCTACTTCAACATCTTCAGCGCTCTTTGGGACGAACTCGAGCGTCTTGGTGCCTCCGACAAAGATGCGCAGAAGGCTCGGCATCATGGCGAGTACGGTATCGCGCACCTCGGTCATCACGACCTGAGAGCGCCCAACTTCCTCATTACCGAACAGATTGCCGAGGTAGTAGTTCATCGCCGTCTCGCGATCCGGCGCGATGTAGCTGTCGATATAGGTTGCGCAGTCCTCGATGGCCTGCCGGACGCGGTATCGGAAATCTTCTTCGTCCATCGGCTGGTCGGACGTAGGTACGAGCATACCGCTGTCGTCGTTCAGGACGCGCTGCGGGATCATCTCTGGATCGTACCCACCGAGTGCTGCTTCGTTAATCATGTGCCTATACCTTTCGGACGCGCCACCATGACCAGCCACGTTCTGTGCCGATCTCTGGTTTTGGGAATACTTCTCTCACAGCTTGCCCCACGCCGTCCATAGGGTAGTCGTCGCCACCGATCACGCCACCGCGCTTCACCTTCGGGAGCCACGCATTAATATCCGCCAGAACAGATGCGTAGTCGTGACCGGCGTCGATCCAGACGAAGTCGCAGCTCTCGTCGGCGAACTTCTCGGCTGCGGCTGGGCTTTCGCTCCGGTGGATGACGAGGTTCAACCCGTCGATGCGCTTCATGTTGGCGCGAAATATCTTCGCGATGTTCTTGATCTCGGGATCGGCGAGGTGGACGTCGTCGCCGCCCTTCCAGTGGTCGACGCAGTTGAACTCGATAGCCTTGCCGGAGTTGACGATCTCTACGCCCATGAAGGATGCGGATCGCCCCTTCCAGCAGCCAAGCTCGACAAACACGGCACCGTCGCGAGCTGACGCGACGGCTTCAAGGTACGGCTTTGAGAACTGGAACCAGCCCTCGATCTCCTCGTAGAAGTGTTTCACTTGCGCTTCATCTTTCCGGCTTCGGACATCGCAATCGCGACAGCCTGCTTGCGGCTCTTGGCGAGCGGTGCCTTGGCCGGGCCTTTAGGGTTAACGCCTGCCTTGAGCGTGCCCTTCTTGTATTCGCCCATCACCTTGCCGATCTTCGCCTGCGCCTTGCTCATCTTCTTCATGCTGCTGCCCCTTCGATCTCGGCCATTACCATGCTGTCCATGTCACGCTCGGCCTCTGCGTGCTCATGCGAAAACTCGAATACGCCTATGTGCCGCACTTCGGCTGACACTGAATTGTCGATCATAACCTTGAACCCGTGCCTCTGCGCCAGCTTGCAGAAATAGATATCCTCGCCAACGAACTCACCGGCCTTTGGCGCGTACCCGACTTGGAACCACGGCTTCGGCAGCGCCTTGAACACTTGCGCCTTGATCAGCATGACGCCCATGCCGACGGCGTCTACCTCTTGCAGGACTTGCGTTGCCTCGTCCCAGTAGATGCACTCCAGCTTCTCGAAGTTCGAGAACGCGACCGTCTTCGTCGGCATCCTGCGCGTCGGGTAGTTCGCGGCGACGATGTCGATATCGTTCGCCATCAGTCGGTGCGCGACGTTCTTCGGGAAGCGCATATCGCTGTCAAGGAAGAGTATCCAGTCAGCGCCTGCCTCTAGCGCGATCTTGACGAGCTTCTGGCGCTGGTCAGCGATTAGCGTACCGCTGACCATGTGGATGTTGAACTTGGAGCCGACGGGTGCTGCGCCGTACCAGTGCGCAGACAGCGTCGCAAGATCGTGAGCAAACCCGGCGTCTACGTGGTCGCGTGTCGGGATGCAGATGGATAGGTTGATAGGTTTGGTCATTTGTCTAACAATCCATACCGACGCGGCAAATCAGATACGTTATTCGCATCATTAATTGCCTTAACCTCTTCGTCTGTCAAAACGCGGTTTACTTTCATGCCTCCCCCTATCATCCAATTTCCAGTCATATTTGGGTTTGTCTTGTAACGATAATACCCGCCAACAGGGACTTGATCCGTAATGTGAGCGGTTGATGCGTCTATTGTGCCTCTTTTAGTTTTTAATGCGCGGCTATTTGCTTTCGACTGCCAATCAACATCGGCAGGCATTTCGATTTCCGCCCAAATCTGATTATCGGGACGGTATGTTGGTGGAGAACCGCCCTCACCAATGTGGGTTGCGACAGGAAGATCGCCGCCATGCCAACCCGGGCGAGCTGCAACTGCTTTTCTATTTTTTGTATTGACGCTTTTGATCAAGCCTCGATCAACCATTTCTTGCCGAGTTTCAATAGGAAGATGGTTAAGAGGGATGCTTCCGCCGGTTGTTGCGGGAATATAATCAAGCCCGTTTGGTCCTTTGAACGAGAAGGGATGATCGGCAGGCACCCACTCACCTACAGGGACAGACTTGTCTGAATTAACAAATAATGGGAACAGTTGGCCGGGTTGGTTTTGATTAGTCCTAAACAATTTATATGCGCGTACCGTATTGGCTGGGTTAATTGCCTCTTCAACGACATTGCCAACCGCCTTCGCCTGCTTCATGCCGGGCACCATTGCCATTGCCGCGCTGCGGTAGTCACCGGCTGCGGCTTGCGTCTGGGCGTCAAGCAACCCGCCTAACCCAGTGAAGTCGACCAAGCTCATGCCGGTATCGCCCAACCCAGACGAGCCAAGCAAGCCCTCAATGGAGCGGCGCTTGTCAAACGATGGCTGCTCGCCCAGCATCATGCTTGCCAAGCGGTCACGCCACGTCGGCTCATACGGGGAGAGTGTTTGGCCAGCGTATGGGTTGTATGGTTCAGCCATAGCTATCCCTTCTTCTTACCGGCCACGCGCATATTATCAACCAAGTTCGGGTATGGTCGACCCGCCTTCTTCGCCGCGCTCTTCGCCGACGCCTTCTGCGATGGCGACAGCTTATCGCTCTTGGCCAGAGCCTTTGGTCGCGCCTTGTCCCATACCTGCTTCATGGTCACCCCTTTGCCTTAATACGCTTGCTCAATGATGCCGCCTTCTGCTTTGCGTCTGACGTTGACGACGCACCCCACGCCTTGAGCGCGAGCAGCTTGCGCGTCGGCTTGCCCTTCTCGTCAAAGTCCGGTCCCTTCACGCCAGCCATGCGTGCCAAGAAGCTCGCCTTGCGACCGAGCGCCTCGTCGGACTTCGGTGCGCCCTTCACGGGTGCCTTCAGGTTTGCGCCCTCGGTGCGCTTGAAGAACGCACGACCGGCGGCGTTCAAGCCACCGGCTGGGTTCTGGTACTTCTTTGCAACCATCAGGCCGCTTCCTCATCCATCATCGCACCAGCAAGCTCATCGTCCTCGTCGTTATACTCGTACTCATCCTCGGCTTCGTCGCCCTCATCGCCCTCATCCTTGATCGGGCCACCGACGATCCAAGCGTCGCACGTACGGCTAGAAGCGCACTTGAAATCGAATATCTCGCAGTATCCCAAGTCGCCAGCTTCGATAACGTCCATCGAATCACGTTCCGTATCCTTCCCCTCGATGCCGGTGCGGATGCACTCCATCATCGCAGACGTCTGGTTAAACGCAGAGCAATTACCGCAGAGCTGCGTCTTTGCTTCGTCCGGCGTTACGTCCCACGACTGCGCCTTCATCGCCCAGAAGCGGTCATTGCGCTGCTCTGGGTCCATCGGGCCGTAGTTGGCCTTGTCGATAGCCTTGCCGCGATTGCGCAGGTTCGCCGTAATATCGTGTGTCTCAACGGGGCATGATTCCATTACAGCAACTCCGTCACTGACACGGTGGACGATGTAACTGCGGCGTCCTTGATCACGGC